CGCAGCGTTGGTCACCGCATTGCTTGTATTCCCATCATTGCTGGTGAGAATAGTCACGTTTGCGAGAGCAACACTGCCGCTTGCACCTGCAACGGTCACACGGCGAACGATGTAGCTTGTGCCAGTATTAGCAAGAGTAGCAACGGCGTTACCAGTAGCACCCAAAAATACTGGGCCAGCATTGGAAACGGCAAAACTACCGAAGCTATCGGGATAGCGTGAGGCTACATGATTCGCATTCATGGTGTGTCCCTATTAAGTGTTGTAAGTACCAGTGGCTGCTTGACCGCCATTGGTTGCGTACAACGTAATAGTTGGTGTGCCAGACAAAACGTTTGCACGGAAGTTAACACCGTCAGAAATAATCACACCGCTAGTGTTATTAGCCAACGAAACCACCCATGTAGGAGAGGAAATGTTGTTAGATGTGTTCATCTCGATTGTGACGTTAGCTGTTGCCAACATTTGATACCAGCCAGCTGGAATCGTGGCAGTGGCGTTACCGAGGGCATACGGTTGAATGTATGCACCAGCGGTGTTCGTGGCGGCATTCGCCAGTAGGATTTTATTTGCTGCTAATGACATGCTTTAACTCCTTACAGTGAGAGGTAGTTGTAGCCCGTCACCTTGGTCATGGCTTTAGGCTTGACGTTCACCAATTCGGCAATCATCAAAACCGCACCAACGTAACCAATTTGCCAGTTAGGAAGTGTGGACTCAAAGCCCGTAAACACAAACGAACCTTGCTCGTGGATGTACAGAGACAAGTAGTTAGTGTTCAGGAAGTACACAGTACCTTCTGGGCAGTACGGGTCGGGATAAATTGGCACACCAGCAACCATCAAGGCACGGAATGCAGCTTGAGGGCCATTGGGGTCAGAATCAAAACCAGAGCCGGGGGTGATGACATATTGCTCTTGACCAACGTAGTCTTGAGCCAACAATGTCCATGTACCAAAACCGCAAACACCGAATGAAGGCATTTCAGCACCGTTCTTCACAGTACCAGAAATGTATTGCAAGATGTTTTGACGAGTTGGGTTAACACCGCCAGCAGCGTATTGCTTGGACTTCCACCATGTGTAGGTGTTACGGTTGATGTTACCGTATGTAGCCAAGGTTGTACCATCGTCAATAGCACCGGGCAAACCGATGAACTGTTGAGTGTTGGTTGTGTTGTTGTACAAGGCAGTCGCCATTGCATCCATCATCACGTTGGTCGCGTCGTTCATACGAGCTTCAATCAACGGGATAATCGCAGCGTCTTGCTGAACTGCACCCTCCATACCGAGGAACGGCACGGGAGAAATCATCAGCTTGAGGTCATACTCAGCATTGTAAGCACCCTGCTGGACTGAAGGCTGAGCGAACGAGCCGCTGTAGTCAGACCATTGAGCGTTCACAAACTGTGCGCCTTGCACTGGAACGGTTACAGAAGAGACACCACCGCTAGCTTGTTGACTGTTTGCAATCAATGCTGCCATCAAAGGTGTCGAGTTGTATAGCTGGACAACCAGCTTGGGAATAAAGGCTCTACGAGTTACGTAAGTCAGTTCATTAAACTGAGATGACCCCGTAGCTGGTAGGATGCCGCCGCCAATAGCCATAAGGCCTCCTTACGAACGTATAAAAAAGAGAACTTTCGTCCTCACCATTACCCTCTTACAACCCAATAGGACGTTGCGGTTTACGCAAATCCCTGAGTGCGCTTGCAGCTTCATCACGGGCGGCATTGACCGGGTTCTTCCAATACTTGTTCAGGTCAAATTGTTTGACTGGTGAAGGGTTGTATCCTGAAGAAGTGGGCACTGCTGCCTGTTTCATCCACTGGTGAAACTCTGCTGCTGTCTCGTGGTTAGTGATACCACGCTCCAGCATAATTTTTTCAACGTCTTTGACTTCATCTTCTGAAGCAATCAGACCTTTTTTCATCAAAGATTGTCTGCGTTTCTGCAGCTCTTCAACGGCATCCCGTTCACGCAACTTAGCTTCAAGTGCTTGCACTCGTTGCTCGGACTTGTTGACTGCATTGTGCGTGTAGTCTTCCATGTCCAGTTCGGGAATAGGCAGGTCAGGCTTGACCTTTTTGGTCATGCGCAGGAAGTCTTTACGTGTTGCAGGGTTATCTGCAAGCTGCTGCGCTAACGCTGCAAGCTCATCACGTGCTTCCATTGAGACGTTTTCTAGTGACATAGTATTACCCTCTTATCCGTATTAGATAACTTTTTTACCGTCACCGGGCTTTTGTACAGCCATACCTGTTTTGCCAACTTTGTTGGGGGCGCTCAGGCCACCGAGTTGGGAAAAACGAGGTGTGTTTGTAATCACGCCATGCTGCTGATTGTTGTCAGTAGGACGGCGGGGTGCTGCTGCGCCACGGGGTTTGAACAAGTCCATGATAGTTCCTTACATTGGGGAAGGTTGTGGTGCGCCACCTGCGGGAGGCATACCGGGAATCGGCGCTTGAGCCATAGCCTTACCCTCAGGCGATGCGCCACCAGCTTGAGGAAGGGTTTGCAACATCTGAAGAATTTCAGACTGCTGTAATTCGTTTGTTTTGTTCTTGCGCTGACCAAGAATGCCGTTGAGGACACGAATAGCGTTGAGAGCTTTCTGTCCTTCTTCTGTTTCTGAGCCTAAAGCTGGGAGAGACTGCTCCAGCAAGTCCATAGCCATGCCTAAGTTAATCATGGCAGCCTCTTTTGACCCCATCTTGGGTTCAGGCGTAGACATGGGCGAGGCCATCGGGGGAGTTTCTGCATCTGACATTCCACCAGCGCTAGGGATGTTGCCAGCGGGCATAGATAAACCGGAGGGGTTGCCACCCCCGCCTGAACGTGGGCCTCGCATTAACTCCATCAATTTATCTTCAGGAACTGCCATAAAAAACTCCTTATGTGCCGTTTGTAACCACTTACAAACCGCTTGTCAACAAGTGAAGGGCATTTTAATTCAGCCCTTCAAAGAATTTTAACGGTCAAACCGCAATTAAAAAGGGTTACCCCTCTTTAATTACTTGCGGCTCTTACGACCTTTACGAGCTTTACGCATAGTCTTCTCCATGTTGAAGGCGGCGACCTTTTGACGGGAAGGAAGCCACACCCGATTCCTTGTTAAGGGGAATTATCTACGGGTCTTACGACCGCGCTTGTGTGCTTTGTACATGTTCATTCCTTGGTTGTCAACGGCGAGCGTAATCCCTTTGACTACGCCCTGTCGTATTTTTAATACCTTGTGTGCGATATGTCAAGTTAGGTGTTTGCTCACCCCGTGACAATTCTTTTGTATTGACACGAGGCTGGTCATTCTTTGGTGATACTTGCTTAGCTTCTGCCATCATCCCACCTGCTTTAAGTCTGGTTTACCTTTGGCTGGCGCTTGTTGTTGCGCTGCCGCTTGTGCTTCTTGCTGTTTAGCCTTTTTCTCTTCCATCTTTTTCAGACGGTCTTTGAGTAATTGTTTCATTGGTGGCTCAAGTAAGTCAAGCAAAGATTCTTTGTCAATGACTTCAGACTTGTACAAGTTAAATGCCAGCTGGCGCAGGTCTTCCATAAAGATGGGAGAGTTGGAGTGTGCGTCCACTTTCACCACAAAATCTTTTGTGAACTGCTCAGCAATAAACTTGTTGCCGTTGGTATCTGTAAAGTGGGTGTTGTCATACACCTGCATAGCCTTGAGATACAGCGTAGCCAACTTCTCTAAACTGTCCTCAATGACAAGCGCACGTTTCTTAGCACGGGACGAGCCAAGCCTTGCAAGCTGGGAGGCGTGACCAGAAGAGCGCACACCTGATTCTCCTTTGCCCTGCAGCACAGAGACGATGCCCGAGGCTTCCTCAAACATGGTATCTATTTCTTGAATTTCTCGGAATAAATCTGGAGGAATTGTTGGCGCAAGTTTTTCAACTTTTGCGTTAGGCATGTCAGTAGCGAGGAGGCCGCCTGCACGATTGAGAGCAAAGTTTTTCTCATCTAAGATTCCCGTAAAGCCAATCAAGGCCGTTGGTGGAGAGACTTGTTTTGCAAGCAGGTCAAGTATCTCTGTCATGCGTTTGTTACGCAGCTGCTGCAAGTACACAAGGCGCTGAACTTCTGAGCCACCCCAGTAGTAGTCATACAGTGGGTTAGGCGCAATCTGCACAAAAGGCAACTCGCCTTTCATAAACACAGACTCACCAGCCCTGTCGTAAATGATAACGTCCGGGTCTGCTTTTGTGACAACTTGGTAGTCTGCTATGTCATCGTTCCACACCCAGAGTTCTGTCATCTCTACAGTGTCTTCAGCGACAACAGCCTTGTACTTGTTGCCACCAGCAAGGTCGAGGTTGACGTTACCGTACATGGTAGGGTTTGACTGCGACAAGATGATGCGCTCGATACCGTTGGCAATTTCTGTGCGCTCGTGTTGAGTAGCGCCTACACGGGAAACAATCTCATCACGCTTGGGGTGAGAGTACAGACGGGCGTACAGCTCAGACTTGGTGATGTAGTAAGTGTGAACAAGTGCTTCTTGTCTGTCGCTGTAGGAGGTGTCTTCTCGCAACACGCCTATGCAAGAGGGTTCAACAAGGTAGGGATGCAGTCCGTTGTTGATGATGAGTTTGACAAAACAAGAGTTGTAGACCAGCGCCCAAGTTGTTGCAGAAGAAAATACTTGGTCAGCGTTGCTATTTAGCCACTCGTCATTGAGCGCACGGGTGAGGGTTGGAACTTTGATGTGTTCCATCTCGTTGACAGCAGCGCCCAGCTGGATGCTAAACCTTGTTGTCTCTGCCGAGTAGAGAAAGGAGGTGAGCTGGTCAATGTGCGGAAAGATTTTGTTGTACAGTGCTGGCGCTTCACTAGGGCTGTTGCCAAACAAGTAATAACTTCGCAGTGAGCCGTAGTCAACTTTGCGCTCTTCTCGGGACACCAAACATTTCTGGATGAGGTCGAGATAGAACTCTTCACGGTCTTGCGGGTTATTGGGTATCCTCATGGCTTGCTCACCTGTAAGTTATCTGGGTCTGCCATGTAGCTTGCGGGGCGTGGGCCTGCTAAGTTACCTGCAGATTTGGGGTTAATTCCCACAGATTCTCCATTAACGGACTTAAATTGTCCACCCATCACGGATTTCATGCTGATATTGCCGCCAGCACCCCAGATTGCAGCGTCACCGGGGCGAGCTTCTTTGTTCTGGGCGTTCATCGCCTCTGTAGCTTGTGCAAACTCTTTGTCAGACAGCTTATTGTGGCGTTTCATGTAACCAGTTTGATATTCGCCCTCTTTGGTGGACTTAATATCGGTCATATCGTAGTCAATGGCTAATTGCTTGACAGTTTTGTCTGTTTTCTTGGTTTTATCGGACTTTAAGCCCACTGGCTTGAGAAAAACCACGCTCAGCTCACCTTTGCAGTTTTTCATGGGGCATTTTGCCTCCCATGCCTCAAAAATGCCGTGTGCATCGCAATAATAGTCTTTTAGGACTCCCATGTTACCCCCTTAGTGCTTCATCTAGGTCTTGTTCGCTGTAATCGTGTCGGTTGACCAGACCTACACGCAGTTTGATTCCTTCTGACGTAACTTTTAGCCCCAAACCGTGAATGATAGGGGGCTTAGCCTCTTTCCTATACTCAATAAAGCGGCTTCTGTCTCTGTTGCTCATCACTTTGACCATGCCAGCTTTCCACTGCATGTAGGCTTTGTTGACCCTGCGCTGGGTGGTTTCTGACATAGGCTCTGTCTCATAGTCAAAAACATCCAGTAGTGTTGCTTTGCTGATGCCAGCCAGCTGAGCAAACATGGGTATAGAGATACCTCTGTCCTTGTCGGCAAGGAATCTTTTGATTTGGCGCTTGAGTTCAGTCTTGCTTAAAGGTGTCATTTTGCTCCACCGTTGCTTTGAAGTAAGTTTCTAGGCTCTCAGGAAAGAGTTGCAGCTCCATTTTTCTCACAAAGTAGCCATCATCTTCAAACAATTTAAAGATTCTGTCTCTGTCATTCTCACCATTGGGTGCGTGTACAAATATTTCAAGAACCATACATGCCAATCCTCTTGAGATAATCGCTGACATTTCTGCCAACAGAGAGTTGTTCAGGGGTGAATTCTTCCTGCGACCTGCTTATTTCTTTTGTAATCTTTTGAGCTACAAGCCTTGGCTGGACTTGTTCTGCCCAGCATACGGTTGCCAGCGCACAAGCAATCACACGGTCATCCTTGTTTCTGCCGGGTGCGCCAATAAATCCATTCTCACGCACGATGCCCTTCATCTCTTCCAGCGTGTCCATGCTCTTAATGTCCATCATGCCACGCTCAAAATAATCCTTCATGTAATTCAACATGCGCTCTTTTGTTTGGCTGGTGGTGATGTAGCCTATGGAGTTAGACAAGCCACCAAGGGTGTCGTTTCTTCTCCAGATGTAGTTGGTCATGCTGCCAAGTACGTCCATCAAGCCATGCCCTACAGAGCCACCCATAGCCACAGCCATGCGCTTTAAGTTTCTTATCTCGTTGATGACTGCTTGACCCGGGCCATTCACTTCTAGGTTAAGGGTAGAGTTCTTGTAAGCTCCTGCAAGGTGAGCGATGACCCAAGCAAACTGGTAGGTGTTCATCTCAGATGTTGCAAACTCTGCTACTTGCTCCATTCCGTCAGCATAGACTCTGAATACTTGTATGCAGAAACGGTCAGCCCAATCTGAGCTTCCGTAGGCAGGGTCAGCACCAATGACGTAGTAAGCCGTGTCTACCGGTTCTTCCCATATTTTGAGTGTCCCCAAGCGTTCAGTAGAACGCAGAACTTCCGTGTCCTGAAACAGTTGACCAAACACATACCTGTAGTTGTCAGCATCCAGTTTCTTAGCGGCTTTGGCAGCTTCCGTACATCTGCTGTTAGAGAAGAAGGAAGTGCCCGTCATCACAAAGGCATAGTCCTCAGTAGGCGGGAACTCTTGGTACATCAAGCTCTCGTCTTTAATGCCTTCCAGCATCTTCCATCTCCACCATGCCATCTGGCGGGAGTTAATCTCAAAGCCGTAGAGCTTCTTAATGTCTTTGACCCACTCTTTCTCCTCGCCTGTGAGTTTGCCATCCCAATACACTTTGTAGATGTTGCTGTCAGGGTCTACGGTGTAGTATTCATTCCTCCACCAGCCACAGAAGATAGCGTGCTGGGTTTTAGCAGACTTGGCGGTTTTGTACATGTCGTGGAACATGTTAAAGCCCTGCGCTGTACTTTCGAACATGTAGAGGCGCTCAGCGTTCTTCTCTGCAAGAGAGGCAATCAGAGAGGCTAGTCCCTCTTCGTTACCCCAACTCGCAGTCTCAGTTCCGTGAAGATAGGTGATGGCTTTTCCCTGACCGAGCCGGGACTTGTTTCCTGCAATCTGGTAAAAGATTCGGCTTCTGTTTTTAAGTACCATCTGATTACGGTTATGTGCCACCAGAGGAATCTTGTACTCTTTTGGGAGTCCGTCCATGTACATACCCAGAGTTGACCTAAACATATCCCGGTTCTCTTCTGTATCCGCAACCAGTGTTCCCTGCCAGCCCGGGTGCGTGAACTGCCAATATAAATCAAGGGCAAGCGAAACAGTTGTGATACCCAGCTGCCGCCCTTTAAGAATGACAAAGAAGTGAACATCTCTCTCCAAACCCTTCGTAATCTCTTCCATGACATACGTCTGCGTCCCCAGAAGTCTGCCCATCTTCTTCAAGCCCTCTTCCTTCGTCTCAATCTTGAGTTCCGAGCAGAACTTGTAAAACTTCTTTAAATCAAAATTCATAGTTGCCAATCAGCAATGTGTTTTGCAGCATCCCTGTTACGGGCACAATTCAACAACTCTTTGTAAAAGATAGCGGAATACTTGTCCTCCCACTCCGCTACCAACATCCTCTTTGCTTTAGGACTAATGCAGGACAAAGCTCTCTGCATTTCCCTCTTTAAACGCAACCGAGACTCGTACAGCTGCGTCTGTATATCCTTGTCTGTATCCATATTGCAATGCCTCATTCACGGCTCTGACCGTATTCACCTCAGAAAACTGCAGTAGCGCAGAAAGCGTCAAACACGTTGCCCGCAACTCATCTTCCTCCATCCACAACAACTCAGCTCCCATAGAACCTCCTCTAGCGTGTTCTCCACACTCTGATGACCTGCCCCTCTGTCTTTGCCGTAAAACCGCAACCAAGCCTCTTTGCCGCCCTGTAATTGGCATTCAACACCTTCTGCCGAGCAGACACGGGAACAGTGAAACTATCCCCCACATCCATCTCCTCATAAGGGTAGGCATACACCACCCTCATAGTAGGCATTTCAATACCACGCTCTAACTCAATCTCTTGTATAGCCATCTCTACCCCTCTATCAATAACCATATAGTACAGTGAAAAAAAGACCTACGCAACTGGTAGGTCTAAAGGCTTATCAATGGCAACTGCTAAGCCGGTCTTCATTCTAGCAAAACTGTGAAAATTTTTATGGGGGGGAGATGTTGGGGGCACACCCTTTAGCATATCCAAACCCAACTC